ACCTAGATTTAGCAAAGGAAACCAATGGCAATCACCAATGGATATGCGACCCTAGCTCAAGTAAAAGGCGCACTCCGCATTACAGACAGCGTAGATGACTCTCTACTAGAAATGGCTATCGAGTCTGCTTCACGACTTATTGACGGCTATACCTATCGGTACTTTTACAACGCAGGAACCGCAACCAGAGACTTTGTTGCAGCAGATTCTTACCTGACAATCATTGACGATTTGATTAGCCTGTCTGAGCTAAAGACAACTGATGAAATTGGTAGCGTGTATGTCACTTGGGGAACAGCAGATTACCAGCTACGCCCAGTAAACGGAAAGCAAGATGGACTAAATGTTCCATACACAAGCATCCTGTCTACTGATGACTTGCTATTCAATATACTTGGCGAGCAAGCCCTTGTTCGTGTGACTGGCGTGTGGGGCTGGTCAGCAGTTCCAATCGCTGTCACCCAGGCAACAATCATTCAGTCATCCAGAATTTACAAGCGTCTTGACTCACCTCTTGGTGTCGCAGGATTCGGTGATCTTGGAGCTATTCGTGTTGGTCGTTCACTTGACCCAGATGTAGAGCAGCTAGTTATGCCATACCGCATTATGAGGACCTTCGCCTAATGGCTTCTATCTCAGACATCCGCGCTGGGATTGCTACTAACCTAGCAACAATCCCTGGTCTTCGCGCATCGGCAGAAATGCCTGACAACCCGAACCCGCCTATTGCTATCGTGTCTTTGGATTCCGTCAATTACGATAAGGCATACGCTAACGGTCTTGTGGACTATAACTTTACAGTCACAGTAATTGTCGGCAGGTCAGCCGAAAAATACGCCCAAAGAGCGCTTGACGGCTACATCTCAACAGGGCAAAACTCTATCAAAAATGCGATAGAGTTAGACAAGAGCCTTGGCGGGAAAGCCTACGACTGTCGAGTGACTTCATTGAACTCCATTGGTTCAATTCAGTTAAATGACAACACATACTTGGCTGCCGACTTCACGGTCACAGTCATAGCAAACTAGGAGAAATAAATGGCAAAGTTTTTTGCAAGAGACTACAAGATTACAATAGGCACTACTGTCATCAGTGATGACATCGCTTCTGTAACTCTTGATATCACCGCAGACGAAGTTGAGACAACAGCTTTTGGATCTACCTATAGATCCAGGATTGGCGGGTTAAAAGACGCTTCTGTATCACTAGATTTCCACCAGGACTTCGGAGCTGGCTCTGTAGACGCGCTACTGTTCCCACTACTCGGCTCAACCGTAGCTGTAAAGATTGCGCCTACTTCTGGCACAGTTACAGCCACAAATCCGCAATATGAATTCGTAGCGTTGTGTACCCAATATCAGCCTTTCGCTGGTGCTGTGGGCGATTTGGCTACACTTTCAGTCACATGGCCTGTATCTGGTGAAGTTACCAGAGCAACCGCAGCAGCCTAATAACTGCTAGGATTCAGTTATGAGACTAAACCTACAAGTTGCTTACTCTGCTAAACCAGATGAGCTAAAAGAAATCGTTTGCAATCCATCTGACATGGTAAAGCTTGAAACCAAGTTTGACATGTCAATAGCCAGTCTTGAAAACAACATCAAGATTACTCACTTGCTTTTCCTAGCTTGGGCAAGCGAGTCCCGCACTAAAGCAACTACTCTTTCGTTTGAGGAGTGGGTGGACACCGTAGAAAGTGTTAGCCCGTCTGAACAAAAAAAATAGTTGGGCTTGGTGACTCATCAGCTCATTGGTACATCGCCACATTAGCTGTAGAGACAGGCATCAGTCCTCGTGAGCTTATGGAGCTTGACGAACGGATGCTCTGGACCTTGGGTCGGTATCTCGTTTGGAGAGCCAGCCACCAAGCACCTAAGCGCTAAGAAGAAGCACCCTTCGGGGTGCTTCTTTTTTGTTCGGTAGACTTAGGGTAGATAGGCGGAATAGATGGCATTGAAACTTTACGGTAGCCCTACGGGCGGTGTCCGAGTACATGCCACAGACTACAAGCAAGTCATCAAGCAACTAAAGCTTATAGACCCAACTCAGGCTAAAGCGCTAAAGAGGCGCTACCGAGACATTGGTGGTCAAGCACAGAAGTCAGTTAGACAAGAAATTTCAACCATTGGCTCTAGGGGACCAATCACCGACACAAGAAGGGGCAACCGCACTAGCAACGGTATGCTCCACGGTGGTCGCACTGGTTGGGGTACTAACTACGGCTCAACTGGCGGACCTGTATCGGGTGTCAAGAGATACCCTTACCAATCAGTTCTTCTACAAACCTTAGACAGACCCAAGAAGGGTCAGACAGGTATCGTAAGGCTTAGAGTTCGGTCAGCAGCTACGGTTCTGACAGACTTGGCGCAAAAGTACAGTGGTCGCTCGCTTTCTCGCACATACAACATTCGGTTGTTCGGTGGTCCTGAAGTCAGCCGTCAGCACCGCATCACCTACAGATCAGTAGGTAGCTTTATTAGAAAACTTGGACCAGTCAAGAAAAACAGCCTCAAAGGCAAGTCTAGGAATGTTTATCCAGGTTTTGACAAGTCAATCTCAGCAGTAAAAGCCAAAGCAGAAATGGCTATCAGGGAAGCCGTAAAATTTATAGAAGTAAACATAGACAGGATTAGCAAATGAGCCAGATGTTCTTGAATGTGGTCAGCACATTCAAAGGCGAAGGAATCACCCAAGCGACTAGGCAACTAGGTGCGTTTGGCAAGCAAACCAGCTCATTTGGTTCCATTCTTGGCAAGGTCGGTGGGGCTTTAGCCTCATTTGGTGTTGCTACTAAGGCTATTCAATTCGGTAGAGAATCCATCACCTCTGCCCGTGATCTTGAAAGAAACCTTTACGCCCTAAATACGGTTTTTGATGACCTAGCCCCTGGCATGAACCAGTTTGCCAAAGATGCTGAAAATCTCGGTCTAAGTCAGTCCAAGGCCGCCAAAGCTTCTGTATTTATTGGTTCGGTTCTAAAGCAATCTGGTTTTGCCATGAGCGATGTTGCCAAGGAAACAAAAAACCTTGTAACACTTGGTACTGACCTAGCTGCCTTGTATGGCTACGATGTCCAAGAAGCTTTGCTTGGTATGACCGCACTGTTCCGCGGTGAGTATGACCCGATTGAGAAGTTCGGTGTCGCTATGAAACAAAGCGAAATTAACTCCGAGCTTGCTGCTAGAGGACAGAACAATCTTGAAGGTGCTGCTCGCCGTAATGCTGAGCAGATTATTCGGTTGGAGCTTTTGTACGAAAGAGCTGCCGATGCAATGGGAGCATTTACAGGACAAAGCGGGAGCCTTTATACCGAGCAAAAGAAACTTGGTGCGACTTTTGAGAACATGCAGGCACAGGTTGGTACTGCACTTCTTCCAGAGATTGTAGACCTAAACGAAGCATTGAGAACAATGCTTGTAGAAATAACCCCATACCTAATTCAAAGTTTTGAAAGACTTGCAGAAGTCCTAGAGGGCATTATTGGTGTTTTCAATGATGCAATGGACCCAACTACAGAACTTGGTGAAAGTTTTGCTGCTCTAAACATTCAAGCGGAATATCTGGGCAAAGCGTTTGGCGCTGAAAACTTCAAATTTGATGTATTTGAACTTGGGGCGCTAATCATTAGAAGCGTTGTAGATTTTGTACACGACCTGATGAGATCACTTGAAGATGTGGTTATTCACCTGAGAGTAGCTGGACAAGCAATACACGATTTCTTCTTTGACCGTGAAAAGTTTGACAACACAGACTACCTTGCTCTCCGCAATGAGCTAATGATTCTTTCAGATAGGGCAAAGGATCTTCGTCTTGACGCAGAAATCACAACCGAAGAAATAAAGAAAATTGGTGGTGCAATAGCAAGTGCTGACAAAGCCACGCTAGATAACCTGAGAAACACAATCTACAAAACAGGAGTAAGCGCTAAAGAAGCTGCTATTCAAATGGGAGTGCTGAACCGCGCTGCTGGCATAAAGCCTGGCGATGAAGGCGGAACAGAACCAGAACCAGATCCAGACCCAACCCCAAGCGCTACTGCCAAAAAAGAGCCAAGCATTATGCAGACTCTCAAGCAAGAAGCGACTAAGTCTCGGTTGGCTGGAAAGCTAATGGGTAAAAACTTAAGCGAGGGGCTTGCCGAGCAAATTTCAGATAAAGGACCTGCGGCAGCTAGAAAGCAGTTAGCCAAGATTGAAAAAACTGCTGGTAAGCACGCAACAAAACTGCAAAAGATTTACAACAGAACTGCTGCTGGTAAAGCTGAATTACAAAGAATCCAAGATGCGATTGACGCTAAAGATGATGAGCAAAAAAGAAAAGATGATGCACTTGCTCAAGAACTTCTCGAAAAAGATATAGCGAGGAAGGAACAACAAAAGCGCGTTTACCAATCTTTCCTAGATTCGGTCAAGTCTATTTTTTCAGGAATTAGGGATGCAATTACTGGGGCTTTTGATATCAAAAACTTAGGTGGATCTACTAATTCCATCATCCGCAACATGAACAAGCTGCTTTCTAAGGTGAGGGACTTCTCAAGAAACATCTCACAGCTCGCAACAATGGGCCTTGACCCAGCACTACTACAGCAAGTTATCCAGGCTGGCCCTGTAGCTGGCGCAAGGCTGGCAAGCGCTCTTGTAGCAGGTGGCGCAGGCGCTTTAGGTGAGATAAACGCAGGATTCAGTCAGATTGGCTCACTAGCCTCTGAAATTGCCACAACAGGAACTCAGTCACTATTCGGTCAGGGAAAACAGGAGACCGTGTACAACATAAATGTAAGCGGTGGAGTCGGTTCTGGAGCCACCATCGGTAAAGCCATCGTAGACGCAATCAAGGACTACGAGCGCACCTCTGGTGCTGTCTGGCAGGGTGCGTAATGCCAGCCCCAGCAGTCAAGGTTGAACTTGGTCTAAACCTAGGTCAGCGTGACCCATACGCCTTTGTCCTAGACGATGCAGTCCGAGGCGTGCTTGACAACGAAGACTACACACTTGGTGGCGAGCGCTACTTTGACATTACTGACCGCCTTGTCACAGCCCAGATTCGCCGTGGTAAGTCTCAGGCGCTAGATCGCATTGACGCTGGTGTGATTTCGGTCACAGTAGACAACTCAGATAGAACCTTTGACCCGCTGTATGAGGCAGGGCCATATTTCGGTCAGCTTATCCCTAGGCGTTCAGTTCGAGTCACCAGCAACGACCAGCCAGTCTTCATCGGCTTCGTAGATGACTTTGACATTCAGTACGAACCAGGCGTGCAGTCTGTTGTCCGCATTGACGCTTCTGACGCACTTTCGGTTCTAACCAACGCAGGGCTTGAGGAGTTTACCCCTGACTCAGAGCTATCAGGCGCTCGCATAAACACAGTGCTTGACAGACCTGAAATTGACTGGCCTGCTGAACTAAGAGAAATAGACCCTGGCAACTCTTTGATGCTGGATACAGATGTTGCAGAAGGCACAGGAGCGCTTGAGTACCTACAGCTTGTAGCTAACTCAGAGTTCGGTACTTTGTTCTTGGGCAAGGATGGCAAGGTTGTCTTCCGCGAGAGAAACGCTGTTCCTAACATTCCTGACCTAGTGTTCTCAGACGAAGTAGTTGCAGGCGCTTACACAGGTATTCAGTTCGCCGATGTAAACATCATCTACGGATCAGAGAACTTGTACAACAGAATCGCCCTGACAAACGCAGATGTCTTCCCAGAAGAAGCCTTTGCCGAGGATGAGGTTTCTCAGGCAGTCTACGGACCAAGAACGCTAAGCCAAACAGGACTACTTATTCAGGAGCCTGAGCAGCTTCAGTTCCTAGCTGACTTCTTCCTAGCTCGATACAAAGAGCCTCAGTACCGCTTTGAGACCGTCACGGTGGTCCTAGATACCCTAAGCACCGTAAACCAGAACAAGGTTCTAGACCTAGAAATCGGTGACATTGTGCAGGTTCGATTCGAGCCTTCTGACATCCCTCCAGCCATTGAGCAGTACTGCCGAATCATCGGGGTAAACCACGACTGGACCCCTGGTAGCAAGAACATCAGCTTTGCCCTAGAACGCCTAGACTTTGCGGTCTTTATCCTTGATGACGCTGTACTCGGTCAGCTAGACAATGACCGTCTCGCCTACGAGTGATAAACTAAACCCAAGACAAAAGGAACCCAATGCCTAGAAAAACTTTTACCGCAGGAGATGTCCTAGCTGCTGCCGATGTGAACACATACCTCAGCAATGAAACGACACTTACTGTGTCCACTGCTACTACTTACACAGTCCAAACCTCTGACCGCTACAAGATCCTAGAGTTTGATAATGCCTCAGCAGTCACAGTGACCATCGGAACAGCCACAGCTTTCCAGGCTGGCGAGCGTGTGGACATCTTGCAGGATGGTGCTGGCACAGTCACGATTCAGCGTGATGGCACAGCTACCTCACTTGCAGGTCGAGGAACCGCTGGAACCGCTTACAAGATTGGTCAGCGTTATGACGCTGTATCTGTTATCTGTGTAGCTGCTAACTCTTACCGCATTATTGGTAACGCAACGGCAGTTTAGTTATGGCACTTATTCCGTTAGGTATTTTGAGTGCTGCTGGGGCTGGGATTTTCGTTGGCTCAGGCTATTTCTTAGGCGGAAGTAATTCATCGGATGTCCGTCAAACAACAGTAGACAAGTATGATTTTACTTCTGATACCAGAAGCACTTTAGCCTCTGGTTTAGCAGTAGGAATAGACAGCTTGGGAGCTATGGCTAACAGCGGAGTCGCTGGATATGCCGGAGCTGGAAATGGTCAAACTGGAAATGTTAACACGATTGACAAGTTTGCTTTCCCATCAGATACTCGGAGCACTATCAGCTCGGCTTTTTCTGAGGCAAGTCGAGGTGGAGCTGCATTTGCTAATTCAGCAGTTGCTGGCTACTTCCTTGGTGGTTTTGGAAACAGCTCAAGGCTTACAAGAGTGGATAAGTTTGCTTTTCCAGCAGATACTAGAACTACACTGGCAACAGGAATAAGCAGCGGAAGAATCTTTTCTGGGGCTATGGCAAACTCTGGAACTGCTGGCTACTATGGTGGCGGTGATGATGGTGCAACTGTTCTAAGCACTGTGGATAAGTTTGCTTTTCCTGGCGATACTCGCACAGTCTTAGGAACAGGCTTAACTGGAGTGTCCACGAACCTGTCTGCAATGTCAAATCAAGCTGTTGCTGGTTATTTCGCTGGTGGAAATGACCAAGGCGGTACATTCCTTACAAGAGTGGATAAGTTTGCTTTTCCATCAGATACTCGAACTACTTTGGGCACAGGATTGTCAGCAGCAACACGACAACAAGGTGGCATGTCCAATGCTTTTGTCGCCGGTTATTTTGGCGGAGGCTCGACCACATCTAGCCAAGTCACAACTGTTGATAAGTTTGCTTTTCCTGGCGATACTCGCAGCACCTTAGCAACTGGGCTTTCTGCTGCTAGGACTCTTTTAGCTGGAAACTCAAATAGCGGTGTTTTGTAATGTTTGATGAAATTGACAAGGCAATAGCTGAAGTTCAGCAACCACGCTCACGCTTTGAGATTGAGCGTTTTGTTTTAGGACAACATGCCACGCCAGAGATGCAGTATTACCAGACTGTCATTGAGCTACAAGACATGATTTACAAATACAAGCATGCTCAAATTGCTGTAAAAAAG